GAAAAGACAGGGGGGGTCGCCTTGCTGCTAAAAAAACGCCCACCTTTACTGCTATTACAGCTCTTACACATAGATTGCAAGTTATCAGGTGACCACATATCACCCCCCTTAACTCTAGGTATGATGTGATCTACTGTGTGTGCTGGTCTGTTACAAATGGCGCACTGCCAGCCGTCCCTGTCGAGGATAGTGATGCGTAATTTTTTCCACTTACCACTACCTATAGCACGCTCACTCATCAATGCCAGCCTTTACGCTTGAAGTGATCTAATGCATTACACATAGACCCATATCTATTGTTAATGTACTTGATACCCCAGTCTATCTGCTTAACACCATTGACAGTAGCAAGATACTTAGACCTGCCTTGTGGTATACCCACGTGTGAGCCATTACGTGCTTTAGGATCCCACCGACTATTCTCTTTAGAATATAGATCTATTAGGCAATAAGCTTCTTCAAAGTCATTTAATTGTATGAGTATGTACTGTTTGTAATGAATAGGTTTGTAGTTATCAGCTGCAACGGAATTAGTCTTTACAAAGCAAAGATTAACTATGAATAGAGCGATCCCAACTAGCCAGCACCTTGCGAGCTTTCCCTGTCGGGCTCGCCTTGTGGCTTTGTGAGCCACTGCTACACTAGAGCCTAGCACGTGCTGTCAAATCCATTATTAAAACCGCAGGTCACACAGCGTGTCGTCATATAGAAGTCCATCCTATGTAATCAGCATCTGGATTATTAGCTAACCATTCTTGGCGCAATTTATTTTGTTTAGCCCAATCATCAGCTGTGGCTTCAGGCATTCTTACCCCAACCACCACCCTTAAAGATAAGCCCAGGTGCGCTATAAATTCTATTCATTTGTAAATGACAACGTGGGCAACTCATAGGCGCACTATCATCATCATATGATCTATGCACTGATCCATAGGTGCCACATTCATTACAGCTGTATTCGTATGTAGGCATTACTTTGCTCCAATCAGTTGGCAAGTGTGGCAGACCACGGCTTCAAACTTCCAACCACCACACTTATCACATCTACATATATCCGACTCTGGTATATGCAAAGCCTCTACTACATTTTTAACGCCAACACAACCACAGTCCATACACTGATAAGCCTTAAATCCCTCTGGCGTATCCAACTCATCTAGCCATAGAAACTCTGTATCACGCTTACATCCATTACATTTAAAACGTGGGTGCATTATGATAAACTCCTTATTGCCTACAGTGACACTGAGTGCAAACCAAGAAATTACCAGAATGTATTAGCCTGTCATCATTACAAGCTACACATAGGTCAATCGATGGCGTGAGGGTTCGCTTATCATCTTCTAAACGTAGAGTGAACCCATCACGTATAATTTCAACATATCCCATTTACTCACCTCCCTCACTATCGCTAGGGAAGAACCAAGATCCAGCAGCTGTGAGTTTTGCCCATCTAGCTTCACACTGGTCAGGCTTTGCAGCACTGCATACATAGCCGTGATAATTTTTTCCAGTCTTTGCCACACCTTCTTTAAGAATCATCTCGCCGTGTTTACATTCTTGTGCTTTAGGATTAACTGGTATGGCTTCTATTGCATCACCAACACTCCATACAGTCGGCTCTTTTTTATCTTCTGCAAAAGATGCACGTAACACATTTTCTACAGCTCTCGCCCTAGATCCTGGTGCTGAGTAATTAGTTTGCGTCTTTACAACCCTAGCCATCTCTTCTCTACTTGGTCCATTTTTTTCAGTACCGATATTAGCCGCTTTAAAAGCAACGCCTCTAGCCGAAGTCTCGCAATTTTCCAGCGCAAAATCTCTATTGACACCCCTATCGGAAATGACCTCTTTGGCGTGACCTGTTGCGAATGGTTTTTCATCAGCTGAGTCCCTAAATAATTCACATACAACAATGACTCTAGTGTCTGACTCCGAGATAATCTTTGTTCGTACTGCTCCATTTGGATACCTTTCCCAAAATATATTTGATCTTTCTTGAACTGTGGTGTAATCCTCTAGGTTAAATGCCATCTGCCCACACTCCATCCTCATCCTGCATAGCTTCTGTTATTGTTTTAGCGATGGCGATATATCCGAGTGCATCTGTGTAATTGTCAGTGACTCGTGCATCCTCTGCCATTCTGCTGATTTTGACCAGGCACATAAGTACTGCAACTTCGTTTGCTTGTATTGGATAACCAAGGTAAGCCGACCATAGCTCTGCGATCCTTTTATGGTTTCCGATAGGGTGGCCGTAATTGACACCTCTTTGGTGCAAGACCTCAATGACGGATGCAAAAAGTTGCTCAGTTTTTGTCATAGTCAAATACCTCATCTGACTTTATTTTGTTTTGAATCATCCTGCGGTGCATATCCCAGCCATCTTTACGACCTCGCCAGTAATGAGTCTGCTTTAGATCATCAATACGTGTTACTAATAGTAACCACGCCATACTCAGCCCTATAAATAAATATATAGCTAGTTCAAGTGTCATTTTGTAGCCCAATCTGTGACCACATACTTTGTGGCACAGGCATAGTGTTGCACCTGTGTACGACTTTGTGGATAGTTTAAGGGTGTTTTTGTATAACGATTAGATAACGTTAATATCGTCAAGGTCGTCTATATGGTCATCTATCGTGCGCTCAGCGTAATCGCTATCTAGCCCCATAGACCTTCCCTTCAAAGATAAAACTGCCATCAAGATTTATGGGTATCGTAACTATCTGTACTTTACGATCCTTTACGTAGGCCACCACGAATCCTGTCTGCCAGTTGGCATAGCCCCTTGTGTAGGCCATACCGCTAGAGCTTAAATTTACCATACAACCGACTTCTACACCCCATACAGTACGCCCAAATTGACCTTTAGATGCCTCTGTGAAGGCTGTTTGCCCTAATCTGTGTGTGTGACCACAGACCACGCTCTTTCCGTGTCTCCTAGCCCCATTTAAGGCTGTTTGTCCTGGGATTTGACTAAGTGGGAAGGTGTCTCCGTGAACTGCTATCCAGCCAGGTGCCCAGTCAATACCCTGGGGACTAAATTTTATGCCTAATTTATCGTAGCCCATAAAACGTTCATATTGCATCTCTGGCAGATTTAAGAAGCTAGGCAATCTACGTTTAATAGATCGATATAACCTTATGCCGTGGTTGCTGCCTACTACATCGGTAACGCCTAAATAAGTTAATACTTCTTGTGTAAGTTTTCGATCATCGTTTATATTGCCGACCATTTCATCAATAGTCCCAGCATTAAAACCGCCCAGCTGTGGCAGATCAATCTCATCACCAATACAAATAGTGCGATGGGGTTTCCATTTGGCCAGAAAACGGCCTACTGATTTAGTCGCCTGCTCGTTAAAGAAGGGTACTTGAAGATCACTGATAAACGCTATGCGCTTAATCTTCATCCTCACTAGGAGTTGGAATAACTGGGATAATGCCCTTATCGCCTACTACCCAGTCTGGCATTGATTCTGGACTATCCATAAGGTAGAGCGCTACGGATTCGCTAAAACCAGCCTTGCGTGCAGCTTTATACATCTCGTGCTTGGCAATATAGAACACCTCTAGCTTAGATAATGGGTCGGGCGTTCTACGCACCCTGCGCCTATTTATCTTTTTGCGTTTACGTGTGGTTGCCATATTAAAATTATGACTTATTTATTAAAACAAATAGATCATCGACACGCTTCTCCAGCCTTAAACTTCGCTGATCAATCCTGTCAACGGCATCTTTTATCGAGCTACCAGAATTCGGGCGTAACTCATTAAGCCAGCCTTTAACTAAAAAACGTAATCCTATTAGCCCGCCTGATAGCACGGCCATAACGCCAGCGCCAAAGCCAGCCCATTCGGTAGGACTCATTTTTCATTAGCACCGATGCCATAGGCAATATCGGATTTATCTAAAGCCCTAGCTGCTGGCCCTGCGAGAGCTGCAATTATTACAGACAACGCTGGGTCTAAACCTAATTCATTACTTGCTAAAAATGTTAAGAATGATACCAATACGCCACGTGCGTATGATTTTAGTATTGCCTTCTGTTTTTTGCTTATCTTCATATCTTGCCCCCTAGTAGTGGTATATCAAACGGCCTTGCATCTTTGTCGCCTAACTTTGTAAAGCTAATATGTATGTGTCGCTTGTGTGGATTAATGCCTTTGTACTTACGCCATTTCCAGTTTAATATCTTGCTAGCGATGTGTCCGTTATGGATGACGTAAGATAAACGCTTATCGGTTTTGCCAGCGACTCTGATTTGG